AGTTATAAAAATTTAATTTATGTCTTAGATAAATCAAATACAGGTGCGGAGCTTGGTCTAAAGGCAATCTCAACTAACTGTCCGTCATCTGGGTTTACGTTGAAACTTGCAGATGTAAGAATAATATCAGCTAAAATTGATCTACTCTTAGTGTCATCAACGCTTCCACCAGTAAGAACACGGTCAATATAAAGCTTAACCTTCGCACCAGTTTGAACACGTTGTAGAACGTCTTTAACTAATCTTGTAGCTAAGTTTGTATCATCATCTGTTGAATAAACACTGGCAGAACCACTACCATCAGCAAATCCAGAGATGAATGTTCTAAATGGAACAGTACCAGTTAATGTCTGACCAATCTCAGTAACATCAATCTCTGCTCTTGTTATTTCAAAACTCCACTCTCTTACATTTCCTACAACTTCTGGTGCTGTAAAAACAATACTTGCAAAGTTAGATCCAAAACCTGAAGGTGCTGCGGAAGCTGTTAAAGCTGCTCCGCCATTAGTAGCAGATAAGGTTAATTCTCCAGAAGCGGAATCGTATGTTTTTACAAATTTTGCACCAGCAGCAATAGCATTTGTTGTTGTTGCTCCTGATGGATATGTAAGTGTTACTGCATCTCCAACTTGAAAGCCTAACTGTGTACCAACTTGTATATTTGTTGTATCTCCACCTGATCCAGCAGGAAAGTCAGAAGCAGCAATCTGAGT